TGATGTGCCTTGGGTGACAGTAAAGCTACGTTGCTCTACGGTCCATTGATTTAAACCACGATTAGCCCAGTCAGCCATCATAATGTTTAAAGATCTTCTAGCTGTATCTAAATCGTAGCCTGTTCTGAGTTCTAGCCCACAACGTTCATACGCTTCTTCGATAAGCTCGTCTATTGTTAAGTCAAATCCTGTTGATCCTGAAGTAGCCATATTGTTTCCTTTTGTGGTGTAACCGGACAAGAACAGTTGCCCGGTTACTCAAACGATCACAAATATTCTCTCTTTAGAAATGTTTTGTCAAAACTAAAATAATTGAATAAGCGTCGCCGCTTGAGTGTCCCACCGTTGTAAAGTCTATATCTCCTGTTTTACCTGATCCAGCATTGTTAGGAATACCTGTAAATAAATCGTAGTATTCGTCACCTGTGCTGTCCGCTGGTAATGGGATTGCTAATACGTTAGTTGACGCATCGAACTCGATGTCAACTCCCATACCTCTGCACGCCCAGTAGATTCTTGAGATAGTAACAGCTGTGCACGCATTACCGTCACTGTCTGCTGCTAGTGCTGAAACATCTACTTTTTTAACAGAAGACTCTCCTGTTCCGTCAGACTCATTTGTAAACTTCAAGATGGCAGTTCTACCGCCATCTTGAATAGTTTGACTTGTTACTGTATCAGCCATAATTTATCTCCTATTACGCGTCAGCAAATGGAGTAACTATAGTGCCTGAACCTAAGATGATTCCTTCTACTGCATATTTAGCAGAAGCGATAGCAGTTACCTTAACGATACTTCCTGCTAGTCCACCTTTTGTTGATCCGTTCATTGTAATTACGTCGTTACTAGCGCCTGATATAAAAGTTTTACCAGTAGCATCGTCTTTACCAGTGTAAAGCCCACCGACAAATTTATCTGTACCATCGGTTAAGATGTCCATGTCAGTAGCTGCTGTTTCTACTACGAAGAAGAAACTAGCTCCTAAATTATTTAATTGATTAGGATCGTCGTCTCTGCCCGGAGCAGTAGCAACAATACTAGGTAAAGTAAATTTACCGTCAGCATCGTTAGTAGTTAAAATTTTACCCGCGTGTGCAGCCACGGTTAAAGTTGTGTCTGCGGTTAAACTGACCACGTTTGCATTACCAGCAGAAATAAATCCTGCCAGTGATTTAACTGGTCCACTGAAAGTTGATTTTGCCATATTAAGTCTCCTTAATTATATTTATCGTCTTGGCTTGTCTGCTAGGTCAGTCGATAAATAGTTAATATTGTCCCTAGTTGATTTTTGATTATAACAAAAAAAAGGGGCAAATAAATGCCCCTTTATTTAATCTCTTTGAGTTATAAAGCAGAGATTAAGACTTCATTAAGATCTGTTTGTTTACGCTCCTGGTGAACCGAATACACATCTTGGGTTAGAGAACCCAAATGAGTATCTTTCTCTCGCCTTGAAACGCATGTTACCAGTGTCAAAATCACCTTCCATAGCAGTAGACAAAGGAGTTCTTTCAAAATGTTTGAACCCATCAGGGCAATCAGTTTTGATAAAGAACGCATCTGTATCTGTTAAGAAGTGATTGACGACGTAACCATCAGGCACCATGCCCATGTTTCTTACGGCGTTAATGTCGTTGTCAGAAGTGCCAACTCTTCCTGGTGTGCCCATGAGTCTGTCAGCAACAAACTGTAGATTTGTAGGAACGATTAGTTTCATACCTCTAAGAGCAAGGATCATGTCCCTGTCGTCTTTGAAGTTAGCTATATCGATCAATGAATTTTCCAAAGAAGTTTCATTCAAATCAGCAGCAGTGCTTAACTCGTTACTCAACGTTCCGCCACTAGATAGAGGGTGGTCAGTAGCACAAAGCTCTTTCCCATCTCCACCAGTAAAACTGGAGTTGAAAGCGTTGTTTAGGATAGCAGCAGCTTTGACTTGCTTAGTGTGCGCCATACTTCTAGCTAATGCTTTAGTGTATCTTGCACCAAGTCTGTCATACAAGTTATCTTCGATAGCTTCCTCAGTGAGAGCAAATGCTAATGCAACTGTCTCGTGAGTGTATCTAGCACTGTATGATTCTGAAGCTGTATCAAAACTTACGCCTTGTCCCTCAGTTTTTGTAGGGGCGTTACCGAAACCTACAAGTAGCAC